ATAAAACTTGTTATAAAACTTGTTATAAAACTTGTTATAAAACTTGTTATAAAACTTGTTATAAAACTTGTTATAAAACTTGTTATAAAACTTGTTATAGAAAACTTATTATATAAAATATTGATATATAATAAATGTTAGATTTGTTAAATGATATATCGGTAATGCAAGCTGATATAATAAAATCATTTGCTATATTCTTTTTATTATTAATAGGTAATTTTGTTGTTGGTAGCATTTTTACATGTTATCAAATACATAATATAAAACAACATATATGGTTACAACGAGTTGTTGCCTTTTTTATATTTTATTTTTTGGTTACAATTGTTTCTAATACAGGACAATTAGAATTAACTCCTCCAATTCAAAAACTTATATATTCTTTTTTTTATTTTATAGGATTTTTATTTGTAATGCGTTTAGATATATACATATCAATGTTTGTATTATTACTCATATTTTTAATTTATTTTATTGAATTGAATAAAGATTTTTATTTGGAAACAGAAAATACACTAACAAATGTAAGCGATAAAGAAGTATATAATAGCAATAAATATTGGATTACAATGAATTGGCCTTTTAAAATTCGATTATTCCCTGTAGCTGATTCTGATTTTAAGGCTGTTAATAAAATAGAAACAGTAATTTATTATACTATCATATTTTTATTAGTTATTGGCTTTATATCATATAGTGGAGAGATTCACGATACTGTTTCTAAATCACGTGATTTGACATGGTTTGACGTCATTGGTAACACCAAATTATGTAAATTAAAAAATAGAAGAAGTTTTTGGCATTATTTTAAAGTAGGATTAGGATTAAAATTATAGATAATAAATAATGGATAATATAAATTATAGATTGTAACTTATATTATAGATTGTAACTTATATTATAATTTGCATAAATTTGTTATACATCATACATATTTGGATTGCTTATTATATTGGATGTTTCTATTTTATATTCAATGTTGGCTTCAAAATCACTTAATAAATTAATTAACATTAGTCTTTCATGTTCCCTAATTTCATCATATTTTATATTTCCAAAATCCTGTATTATTAGACCATCTATTAATGCCTTTATTGACCTTTTAAATTTTATCATAAAATAATTCAAATCATTTTCTGTTATATTTTCATACTCTGGATATGGAATGGATATATTGTTTTTCAACATGTCTTTTAATTCTACAAATTTCAAAAAATAATGTAATTTTTCATTTATAATTGATTCTATATTAGGGCATCTAAATAGCATATGTTGATTCAATTTATTTGAATACATTCTAAATTCTTGCGGATGCATAAAATGGGTTTTAATATCGTCTTTTATTTTTCCAAATCCTATATCTGAAAGCGCATTATATTTATTTAAAGAATCTCTAATGGCCAATTTTACTATATCTTTTCCGATAGTATGTAATTTTGTATCAGGAACTTCTATTGAGATATTTAAATTATCTTTTAAAAACCATTGTATTAGTAATCCTATATGAACAGATAAGTTTTCTACATTGTCTTTATTGTATGCATTAGAATCATTAGGCATTACTAATATATCTATGTCATCACTAATATATTTTGAAGTAGGTATTTCCGATAATACAAATTGAACTGCTTTTCCGCCTTTAAAAATAAAATTATAATCTTGTCCTATCATTTTGTATGAAATGATACCAAATAAAATTAGCATAATACATAATGATGTATTCATATTAATAAAATCATTGGTTGTTCTACCATATTCAGGTGTTGTTTTAGTTGAATAAGCAGAAAACATTGATTCAATGTATGCACAAGTAGACCAACTATTTTGTCTTCTGTCGGAAGAATATCTACGTAACACATTTTCTATTGTATCTTCTGATACCCAATTACGTATATTATTTCTTAGTTCTAATAAGTTGTCTCCCCTATTATCAAATATTGGTTTCCAAAATTCAGGCGCAACTGTTGCATCATAACCTACATCCATATTTGGTAACCGAGATGGAATGGTTAGTTTTTCTACTACTATTGCATTTTCTTCTTCAACAATAGGTTTATCTTCTTCTACCATAGGTTTATCTTCTTCTACTATAGGGGTTTCTTCTTCTACTATAGGGTTTTCTTCTTCTACCATAGGTTTATCTTCTTCTACCATAGGTTCTTCTTCTACAATGGGTGCTGCCATTAATAAATCAAACTCCTCTTTTAATCTATCAGGCAAATTGTCTCTAGTTAAATGAAACGGTTCTTCTAAAAGTATATTAATATTATCCATTTGTTTGGTATCAACAGCATGAGCAAATGCTGATTCTTGTTTAATTTTGCGTCCCTTTTGATTGGTTGCATTAATATTGCCTCCATTTTCATAAAATATCAATAATAATCGTTTCTTTGTATCGTTGTTAGTTATGTTATCTAAAATTATGGTTGGGATTGGAACATAATCTGTTATTTTGGATAATACAGGAACTCTTTCGACATTGATTGGAATAAGTGTATTAATTAATTCATTATTATCTGAAAAAAACTGTTTAATTCTATTAATAACCTCCTTTGTTTTATTTTTGCTTAATCCGGAAGACCCAATTAATGGAAGAATAAGTTCACGAAATTTGCCTCTAAAAATATTTAGCTTCTTTAGTTCTTGAATTTTTTGGTCATAATTATTTCCTCCTGATTGACGTTTATTACGATGTGTAATTTTTCTCTTATGTATCCTTAATTTATTAGTTCTAGCTTGATTTCTTCTTTTCTTATTGGTTATTTTATATTTGTTAATTCTATTTATTTTGTTAGTTCGTCTCATAATATAATCATATAAAAGATTTATAATTATATTATACGTTTTTAAATTGCATATTTAGGTTGCATTCTAAAATGCAAATAAGTGAATATTGAATTATCTAAAAGAATAATCCCTTTCGTTTTCTAGTTTGACTTTTCTTTTTCTTATTTGTTTTCGTTTTTTTGTTAGTATTGATATTCTTTTTATCTAATGGTCTATAACGTAAAAACCATTCTTCATATTCTGGATGATTTGGTTTACCTTTTAATTCAGCATATTTTTCAGTTTTTTCAGCACGCATTTCTTCAACCGTTTCTTGATGTCCCATGCAGTTTACACTGAAACGTTTAAGTAATCCTTTTTGGGCTAATCTATTTTTTTCTTGGACGTCAAATAAAAAATTAGCCATACATAATATTCGGTCTTTATCAAAATATGGGCGATTAGCATACAAAAATGCTAACCAAAAACTAAGCATGGTATCTATTGTAGCTACTTTAATGGCATAACCCTCTTCTTTAATAATATTATAACTATGACATGCTAAGGGTTCATATATAAACGCGACAGTATCTTTACCTACTTTTATTTCATAATGTGGTGCAATAATTTCACCAACACCAGGACGTTTAATAATTTTAACATTTTTAACGTCAATATCTAATAATCTTTCTTTTATAATTTGAGCTGTCAACATTGGTTCTTCAGATAATACATCAAAATCGGGTATTTTTTCTAATTTATGACGTAAACTTTTTGGCATATATTGAGAATACATTGATAATGCATAACCGCCAAAAAATACAACTCCTTGGTCTATTAATGTATTTTGAACATTTTCATAAATTTTATCTGCAAATTTAGTATCTTCCATTTGTCTTTGAAAATTAATTTGAGAACATTCTTTTCCGACAAGAGGATAATGTTTATTTAAAAGAATTAGACGTTTTAATACTTTTTCCCAACGACTTACATCTCCAGCTGGTCGTGATAGTTCTAAATACATCCCCATACGCAATAAATTTGGTGGAGCATATAAAATACCAACAACCTTTATGGCTTCTTTTTTAATTGCATTAAACAATTCTTTAGGTATTGCAGTAATATCGGCTACAGGAATAAAATCAACATATACTTTGTAAGTGCCATGATGTTGTCCTGATTTTGCTTCAACTTCTTCAAAACCATTTTTTATATAAATATTAACTAATTCTTTTGCGTCATTCAAAGCATCTGAACTATAAAAATCATAGTCAGGAATTTCAACATCTTTATTATAAAATTGTGCTTGTTTAGGTAAGATATTATTAATTGCTGTGCCTCCGTAACACACCAGATGCTTTTTGCGTAAAAAATTTTCTACAATACCAATTATGCGTTTAATTTCAGGGGAATTAGCTACTTGTCTTCCTCTTATTTCATCAGCTTTATCAACTGCTTGACGAAGAATGGCTAATTCACAATCCTGAAATGTCATTTTTTTATCGCATGCATATTTCATATAATAAATGTATAAAAAATATTAAACTATCTATTTAAATTTCAAAATGATAAAAATCAGATTTAACTGTTTTTGTAGCAAAAGACAACTCGGGATTTTGTGGTGGAGGTAATGGTATAGTAATTGGAACATAACGCAAAGGTTCTGGTTTAAGAACAAATGCATATCCATTATCATCAAAGAATATATCATTCTCTTCTATATTTGTGTCTATTTTTTGGTATCGCATTCCTAAAAGTTGACATCCGGTTTCTCTCATAACAATCGAACTAGGATTTTCAGGATTAGAACCCTTATCAGGTATTCCAATAGTCATATTTTGTTTGTTAAATTCAATAAGTTCTACCAAGTCTGGAGTATATTTGATATCATAATAATGAAGTGCTCTCATAAAAACAGAATTACTGGTCATATTAATGAATTTATAAAATTCTGGACACTCTAAGAAAGATGTATTACTTCTATCAACAATAATGACTACTTTACCCATTAATTTTTTAAGTTCAACATTGCCAAAATTGTGCCCATAAAATTCAGAATCATATTCCTTTCCTAATAATATAGAATCATAGTTTTCCAATAATTTAGCAAAATTTTTATACATTTCTTGATTCGTGCTTTTAATGCGAAGATGAATAACAATAGGGTCTAAAGAATTGGGTGCAGTTGAAGTAGCAAAAGCATAATCACGAATAATATTCATTACATCGACAAAATTAACATAATTAAATGTTTCTTTAACATAATAACTATCACTGGTTGATGTAGCAACAACCGGTTTATCATCAATTGAGAATATTTCAAAATCGAGGCCTCTAACACCTTGTTTTAATAAATCTTTTAAGATGCATGTGTCAACATAGTCATTTTTATAATTACCACCACTACAAGAATTATAAGCGGTCTTAATATAATAATCTTTAAATGTATAATTAAATTGGTCAGAATCGTCAATAGACCTGATTTTACCATTTAATTCTCCATAAATAGCATCCATATTTTTGCACTCCCTCTTTCTTAATCCACTATAGTAAAAATAATATATAAATGCGATTAAAATAATAATGAATGTTATGCCAATAATTAAAAATACAGCAGTTGATTCTTTCATTTCTGTAACAGATTTAATAGCATTATTAATTGTTTTTTCTGATTCACTCATATTATATTATACTGTTAAAAAAAAGTATAATAAAATGATTAACTTTAAGTGTTTTACCCTAAAATTATTTTTTTAACATTATAATATATAAAATGTCAAGAAATCAGACAAAATTACGACATACTATAACAACAATTCCAACTGTAGGAAAATTTGACCTGGAACCAGGTAATACTTATTTAATACAACATAGCAAAGAAGGTATTAAAGGAATAGACCCAAAAGATAAAAATATTACTCCAGCAAAAATAAATGATTATAATACAAGATTTAGTGGAAAATTTGTAAGATACGATACTGGTAAAACGGAAACATATCCAAATGGAATACCAGGCATAACTAACATGGAAGTTGCTGTATTTGAAGATGTTAAAATACAAGGTAAAAATAAAAATAAAAACTACCTAACAGATGATATTTATGTAATAATTTCAGTCCCAGGGAAACCCGATAGAGGTAAGAGTTTTATAGATTTGCCGGGGAAAAACACTGTAAAAGGAATGCTAGATTTAATAAAAAGTAATAAAGTAGCATTTGGTGTTAATAAGTGGATTTTTGCTGATGCTGCAACTGAAATCCGAAAAAGAATTGAGACAACAACAATGGGACATTTGGTTTATGATACAAATCCAAACAAATTACAGTACAAGGTATTTCGAACTGGTCGTGAAGGTCCTGCTGAGACAATAGCTGAATACTTAGGAACTGAAATTCCAGATCCATCCCATGAAACATTAGCACGACGAGCAGAAGAACGAGCAGCATATAATCAAGTATACGGAAACGCAAGCACGACTGAAAATCCAGTCGGAAACGAAATCACGACTGAAATAGTCGGAAACAAAAGAAAATTTGATGAAGTAGGTGGAAGAAGAAGAACTAGAAGAAATAGAAGAAATAAAAAAGGTAAAACAAGAAAAGGAAAAACAAGAAAAGGTAGAACTATGAAACACAGACGCCATTATAGAAAATAATAAATTAGAAATAGTAAAATATAATATAATAAATAAAGAATTAAATATATTTATTATATGTAATATTAATAACAATGGCCGGAGGTTTAATGCAACTTGTGTCTCAAGGACAACAAAATATTGTTCTAAATGGAAACCCAACTAAATCTTTTTTTAAATCAACATATCATCAATACACTAATTTTGGTCTACAAAAATTTCGAGTTGATTATGAAGGATCAAAAACACTTCGTTTATCCGAAGAATCTACTTTTACATTTAAAATTCCTCGTTATGCTGATTTGTTAATGGATTGTTATCTATCTGTCGCTTTGCCAAATATATGGTCTCCAATATTGCCACCACAACAAGTAACAGAACAAACAACAGCCCAAGGTTTAGGAAATATTGAACAATGGGCTCCATATGAATTCAAATGGATTGAAAATATTGGAGCAAAAATGATTTCAAAAATTAGTATGACTTGTGGTAATTATACATTACAAGAATATTCTGGCGATTATTTATTAGCAGCAGTTCAAAGAGATTTTAGTGGTAGTAAACGTGATCTATTTAATAGAATGATTGGACAAGTTCCTGAATTAGTTGATCCTGCAAATGCAAATTCAAGAGTCAATTCATATCCAAATGCTTATTATACTGGAGATTTAGCTGGTCCAGAACCATCTATAAGAGGTCGCATATTATATATTCCATTAAATAACTGGTTTGGACTTAAATCTCAAATGGCATTTCCTCTAACTTCGTTGCAATATAATGAATTGCATATTAACATAACATTTAGACCTATTAATCAATTGTGTATAATACGTGATGTATTTGATGCAACCAATAATTACCCTTATATTGCTCCCAATTTTAATACATGGTATATGCAATTTTATCGATTTCTTCAACCTCCTCCAGATGTTTCTATAGCAATAGATTCATATGCAGACCAAAGAACATTATGGAATGCTGATGTGCATTTGAATTGCACTTATTGTTTTTTATCTAATGAAGAAGAACGATTATTTGCATTGCAAGAACAAAAATATTTAATTAAACAAGTTCATGAGCGTAAATTTCCTAATGTTACAGGACCAAACAAAATAGAATTAGATTCTCTTGGTATGATTTCAAATTGGCTATTCTATTTTCAAAGAAGTGATGCAAATTTAAGAAATGAATGGTCTAATTATACCAATTGGCCATATAATTATATGCCTTTAAATGTTGTGCAAGCCCCTACATCAGGTTCATATACTATTTATAGAACAATTAATGGTGTTTTAACGCCTGTTAATATTGGACCAGGAGTTAACCCAAATGGAACATTAACAGGAATAGTTGTAAATCAGACATATAATCCTCAAAATGATAAAATGATATTAGTTGCAATGGGAATTTTATTAGATGGTTCTTATAGAGAAAATATTCAACCAGCTGGAGTATATGATTATATTGAAAAATATACTAGAACAACTGGTAGTGCTCCTCCTGGACTATATTGTTATAATTACGGCATTCATTCCAATAATGCTGATTTGCAGCCATCAGGCGCAATAAATATGAGTAGATTTAATCAAATAGAATTGGAATTCACTACAATCATTCCACCATTAGACCCATTGGCTCAAAGTTTAACAATTTGTGATCCTGAAACAGGAAATATTATAGGTATAAATAAACCAACTTGGCGTATTTATGATTATAATTTTGATTTGTATTTATTTGAAGAAAGAATAAATGTTGTAAACTTTATTGGTGGAAATGTTGGGCTTATGTATGCTACATAATTTTACTCCGTTTTATATAAATTAATAATAATAATAATATATATATGACACATTCAAGAAAAAGACAAAAAATCTTTAGGAAAAAAATGTCTATTAGAAAACGCCGCACAAATAAACGTGGAAACAAACAACGTGGAAGCGGCATATTAAATGATGGAATAAAAGGTTCTATGAAAATTGGAGATTTAAATATTAACTATATCAAAAAATGTAATCCAGGAAAGGTTATGTGTGATAAAGATGAAAAAAATTATGCGTTATGTGTTAACGATGTTTCTGAATGTGGCAATGTAGATTATGATTATGAATACTTACCCAAAAATCCAAATGATCCTTATGGATTTATAGAAGTAAGTGGAAGTGAAAGAAATCCAAAGGGTGTTGAAAAATTTCATATTGAATATGATGAATCAGAAAATTCAAATTTAAGTGAAGTTGAAGGTTTACTTAGTCGTCAATTATTGAAAAGTGATGTTGATTTACAAGAATTAACTGGTCGTTATAAATTTTATACTCCAGAATTTCATCCTACATCATGTTATATACAAAAAAAACCATCTGTTAGTGCTACATATAATGATGCAGGTGAACTAGCGACAGTGCCTAATACATTCCGAATTATAACTCAAAATGCACTTGGATTATACAGAGGTAAATCAGAAGATTCTCTAGACATGAATGACCCAAAAGACAGAAAAAATAAAGGTATTTTAAATATAATGCGTTTACGAACTGCATATTTGCGCAAAGTGTTAAGAGAGATGGATTATCCTGATTTTATTTGTTTCCAAGAAATGACAACCACGTTTTTTAACATGCTTTATACAAGAGACATTTCAAATGTATATGGAAATGTATATCCTACATTAGATGAATTCGACCAATTATTGAAAAATGGTTCAGACGCAACAGTAATGTTAATATCTAAACATCCAGCAATTAAAACAACAACATATCAGCTTCAAGGAAATTCAAGTTATTATAATGCATTAGGAGTGTATGAATTTAATAATCTAATTATTTTCAATTGTTATTTACAAGCGGGTTCAGAAATATCTCCAGGTCAAAAATATGCTTGGGAAAATTATTCAAGATGTAGAAGACAACAGCTAATGTTTATTAAAAAAATAATAGAAGAAACTGGTTCTGGTAAGGCAGTAGTTGTTCTAGGAGATTTCAATTCAGAGCTTAATGCACTTGGTTATGAGGGAAGCCCTAAAAATTTAGATAAATGGTCAGAACTTAAATTTTTGGAAGATTTGGAATTGGAAGATTCTTATAGAATTAAAAATCCAGCCAATCCAGGTTTAACAGAAAATACAGATGTAAATACATTAAGATTTTTGGGAAAATTGGAAGAAAAAGCCCTTCGTTATGATGGTATATTTTATAATAATAAATTAGTGCCACAAATTAGTGAAGTTGTTACTGATAAAGGTTTGCCATTAGATAATAATATTCCAAATATATTGTCTGATTCTGGAATTGAAAATTATAATAAAGACGAAATAAATCAATTGTATGAAGAAGCCATGGTATTCATTCCTCCATCAAATAACGTTGAAGCAATACAAAAGAAGAAAGCATATATTGAAAGACATCCAGGATTAAAAGATGCATATGAATTATTTGTGTCAGACCATTTTGGAGTGATGACTGAGTTTAAGTTTAATTCAGCTGGTGGAAAAAGAAAGTCTCGCAAATATCGAAATAAAAAACGCGTAACTAGACGCCGTTAAATTCTTTAAGTTGTTTTCTATAATATATTAAAAAAGAACTTAAAACCGCAAACAACTTTTGATTCTAAGAATTCGACGCGGGAGGAGTTGTTTGGTAAAACATCCCCGTTGCACTTATAGTTGTTGGATATTTTGGTTCATAATGTGATAATTTGCTATCATCTGGTATGTCAGTAGAATCCGATTCTCCAATATTATATTTATCACGTGATTCTTGTCTCTTATTATATAAGCCCAATCCCTCATTAAATGATTTGGTCCAATTATCTTCGCCATTATATGTTCTTTTTAATTGGGACTCTTTTGAACCTGGATATGCCTCTTCAAAATTTTGGCGATGATTATTGTAACCTGTTGTTAATGGACTATATTGCAATTGATTCTGTCCTAATTTACCTCCGTCATCATATGGTTCTACGTCTTTTGATATACAATCATTTTTTGGTGGCGGACCTGGATTACAACCTTGACAATCTATATCAGAAGTGCATTGTTCTCTAGTTATGGCACACTGTGATTTTGGACCACAAAAATTTTTACAACTAACAGTATCATTTATTGGTAAATTCACTGTATGGCTATATAAAGGCGAATTGATGTCATTATAGTTTATCAATGAATCTTTTGGATAAGGAATAATCATTTGAGAATATTTTTCAAATTCAGTTAATCCTTCTATTAAAGGACATAATTTATGTTTAATTAAACTATTACCGTATTTTATTATTATCCAAAATAAAAATAAACTTAAAAAAGTGTATAATATTGTATATTTATAATTTAACATATATATTATATACTTTTAAAAAAAAGTATAGCAAAAATAATTATCAGATATTTTAATTCATTATTTATCCAGGAATTTAATATATATTTATTATAACTAATGTCAACAGAAGATACCAGTGCAATTGATGATAAAAAATCAGAAGAGTCAGGAGAGAAATCTAAAGATGATTTTAAGGCTTTTATTAGCAATTTTATGACTAGTATTATACTTACTATAGGAGTAACCGTATTTATCATTGGAGGTCTTGGATTATATACTACAAAAGTAGTTCAGGCTAATGTTCTTCCTGATAATATAGAATTGGCGCCATTTACTGTTTTTGACCGTGTTGTAAAAGATATGCCAATTGATATTAATGTTATGAGACCATCCTTTTTTTCTGAAAATAAAGAAACCATTTCTCAAAAGGCAATATTCCAAACAAAAGAATATCTAGATAGTTTTAGTAATGGAATGATATGTAGTCTTAAACAAAATGCTGATGTAAATTCTGGATGGTTTGCAAACATTCCATTATTTTTATCAACTGTTTATGATAATATAATTGCCAAAAATTTTTATTTTATGAATAATGTATTTCTTTATTTTAGCTATTTACCTGAATCCATTATTATGCTTTTATATGCCATGTTTGGTATATTTATTTGGATTGGATTGTATTTTTGGAATGTAGCAATTAGTATTTTTTACCATTTTATTAATATACCTAACATTTTCAGAAATTCTGAAAATGGAAAATGGGAACCTCAATCTGATATTTCACTTTTACGATTTTCCAAATTCCTTTTATTCTTTTTTATAGGATTGCCAATTGGAATCATATCGGCATTTGTATCGCCACCCATATTTACATTATATAGTTTGATTTCACCTTTATATGCAAGATATAAAATCCAAAAATCCAACAAAACATTTACTGTTACAGATTTTATTAGAGATACATTTAGCTATAAAAAATTTTTCTTCTTTGTTCTTACTACAATTAGTCTAATATATAATGGTGTTAATTATTTATCTCCTTATTCATTAGTCGGAATTGCCATTGCAATTGTTTTTGCTTATATCATGGGATTATATACTAACAAAATGCCTGAAGAAGGAGTTGATGGCTTTTCTGTTAAAATTAGACAAACTGTTAAACAAGCAACTGTTGAATCGATTAATTCAGCTAATCCAAAATTAGTTGAAATTTGTAAACCAATACCCATAGCAGATGCTGTCTTAGAAGATAGAATTAAAAGAGGTTCTTATAGAACCAAAACTGATTTAACTGCTTCAAATGAGGATGCAACAATCGATGATAATGCAACACCAGATAATAATGTAACACCAGATAACAATGTAACACCAGATAATGTAACACCAGATAATGTAACACCAGATAATATAACACCAGATAATAATGTAAATGATAACGTTCGTGGCGGAAATGATAGTAATTCAATAAGAAATAAAAATACAATTACAACAGCTTCTTTACATTCTTTAACTAACAAAAAAGCATTGGAAACTAGATTAGAACAATTAACGAAACAATTAGAAACAAATCCACGTTCTCAAAACACAATAACAAAAGAGATTAATGAAATTAATAATCAATTGAATTCATTTGGACAACAAGGTGGAAAAAAACAGATAATAAAAAATAAAAAATATAATGTTAGATTGATTTAATTATATATCCAATGTTAAAACTTAAATATAAACACAATTTTATATTTAAATAATGGGCAAAAATAAAAAGAAACAAAATATATTACCATTTGTTAGTTTATGCACTCCAACATTTAATAGGAGACCATTTATTCCTTATATGATAAAATGTTTTGAACAACAAATATATCCAAAAGACAGAATTGAATGGATTATTATTGACGATGGAACTGACCCTATTGAAGACCTTGTAAAACATATTCCTCAAGTAAAATACTTTTATTATGAAGAAAAGATGCTTTTAGGTAAAAAAAGAAATCTCATGCATAGCAAATGTTCTGGAGATATTATTATTTATATGGATGACGACGATTATTATCCACCTCAAAGAATCTCTCATGCTGTTGAAATGTTACAAGAAAATCCAAAATTTTTATTAGCAGGTTCTTCAGAGATGCATATTTATTTTGATTCTAAAAATATGGTATATCAATGTGGTCCATATAAAGAATATCATGCAACTGCCGCAACATTTGCATTTAAAAAAGAATTGTTAACTCAAACCAGTTATAACGACGAAAAAGCGTTAGCTGAAGAAAGTCAATTTACAAAAAAATATACTATACCTATGATTCAATTAGATACCCTTAAAACTATATTGGTTTTTTCACACAAGCATAATTCATTAAACAAAGAGAAGTTATTAGAAACTCCTGAACTAACAAAAATAATACCATCTCGATATACTGTTGATGATTATGTAAAAGACCCTATTTTAAAACAGTTTTATCAATTTGATATGAATTTACTTTTAGAAAATTATGAACCTGGAAGACCTGAAAATAAACCTAAATTATTAGAACAAATAAAACAAATGGAAGATGATAGGAGTAAGAGGCAATCAGAGTATTATAAAATGATGGAAGCACAGAATAGAGCGTTATCAGCATATAATAAAGGAACTATAAACCCAACCATTGAAACTCTTCGAAACGATTATGAAAAAAAATTATCGGATAAAAATATAATAATAAACGAGCTTCTTAAAAAGGTGAAAGAACTAACAAATGAATTGAATCAATGTAAACTTAAATCAGTGTAAACCTAAACCTGTGTAAACCTAAACCTATTTTCGCAAAATATTATAATCATAATTAAATAATTGTAATTATAATTTAATCTATTAGTTCACAATCATCGTCAACTATATCTTCTGTTTCAGGAGCATTTTCTTTCGTGTATTTATCTAAATACCTATATATGCGATTGATATCTAATTTTGAAATGTCATAATTTTCAAATAATGAAGCTATTTCATTATCAGTGTGTTTATTTTTCAAATCTAAAAAGAATGCAAACATATCATTTTTATCCATTGCCAATTCTTGACATAAATTCTGAATAAATATTGAATTATTATATTCTGTTGAATATTTTGTTAGTACCTTTGTAAATCGGACCTCCGCTGGATTAAATTTTTGTTTCTTCTTTGTAGAAAATGCATCATGATATACTTTGTTATTTTTAAATGTTTTTATCAATGAACTCATTTCATTGAATTGCCATATCTGTTTCTGAAACGTGATTCTATCTATATAATCAGCAAAACACATATTATCTAAAATATTTAAATAAACGGGAATTGATTCTTCCTTTTTTGTTTTTCCTAATACATCTATTATATTTTCATGCCATAACAATCCAACAATTGTTCTATCTGTTTCATTCATTATTGTTAAATGGTCTTCAATCGAATAATTAGTATTAATTAACTTTTTTGTAATTTTTCTCGTATCATCATTATACGATTTCATTAAAAATATATTTTGAATTATATTATTGTTTAATATATCTTGTTTGTTTTTATGCAATTCATAAATCGTTGTCAATTTTCTCAAATCTCCTTGAATAAAATTAATAACATTTGATTTTATGTTTTCATCTAAACTAGGCATTATCTGTTCTATAATAGATAACATCTGTGGCTTCGTTGGAGTTTTTAATTCTATTACATGACATACCTTCATAAGCTCTTTAATTTTTTTATCAATATGATAATTTCCTATGCATATTATAGGATTTGATGTTATTTCCTCTAATCTCTGTTTTTTCGTCTTTTTTGGACGTATAATTTTGATTAACGAATTTATACCACCTTTATCTCCATTATTCATTCCATCTATTTCATCCATAATAATTGCAATTCGTTGAACTTTTTTATAAAACATACTCAGAACGTTTTTATCAGCCATATTATGTTTTGTAATTGTATCTATAATTGATTTATTTCTTATATCACCTGCATCATAACGTATCACATCATAATTTAATTCTTTAAGAATGTTAGTAACAAATGTGGTTTTACCTGAACCAGGATCACCATAAATATATAAACCTCTTTTAGTTGTTAAATCAGTCTTATCCTTCTCAAAATTACTTAAAATATTTTTTATTTTATTAGCTTCTTCATTTCGTTCTAATAAACTATTAATATTTATATTATTCATCTTATATAATACTTAAATGACTTCTTTTTATGTTGATTTTTATTAAAACCAAGTTCTGTAAATAGTTCATCTATTATTTTTTTACATTTTAATGATTCATTGTCGATTATATACGACTCTAAAAATATCAAATAATTTATATAAATGCAATCCTTATGATAATAATCCCTCATATTTAACCATTTAACATAATTTTCCGTCAATAATTGTTCGAATACAAATGCATTATCTTGTCGTATCATTGTTCTAATATAATTTTCTACATCTCCTTTATTGATAGTTTGTCTTAATAATTTATGTTCTTGTAAATATTTATTTTTTGATAATAATATTGTTACTGTAGTTGGTATGTATGTATAAATAATATCAACTATTTCATCAGGCAATTTCATTATGTTTTTTAAAATATTTGTTGGTTCTTTAAAAAATTGCGTATTTCTGAATTGCATACAATATATTAACAATCTATTTTTATATGATTTCAATTAAGTTATACTTTACTATTCTGTCTCTTTTATACATCTTCTTCATCTTCTTCTGTAGTATCGCATGGATTTTTAACTCCTGATGTAATGCCATCCCAAGTTACTTTGCATGAATTGGCCCATGTATATTTAGCACATGCTCCTTCATCACCATTAAAAGGATTTTGATTAAAATTCATTGTGGCTTTATCCCCTTCTTTTGGTATATTACATCTACCTAAACTATGTGAATTGAAACATTGTTCACCATTTCCAGATAAATCTACCCAATAATCGGGACAAGCACCTATAACAGGAGGCCAAGTTTCATCACTGCTTGCTTTAGACAATGCCATACCTATTAAAATTAAAACAACTATTAAAACTATTATTGCTACTGTTAATACAATTTTTTGAAAATCCATTTCTATATAAAATAAATATATATTTTTTTTATGAATGTATTATAATATGAATAATACTAAAAGTTCTAATGGAAGAGTTGATATAATTACTAGAACACAATCTCCTGATATATCTAATTTATTCGCAATGTATGATAAAATACCTGCAAATCAATGTGCTACATTTAGGGAACCAACATTAGGACAGTGGGATGAAACACCATTATCAAAAGCTTATTTTTCTCATCAAAATATTTCCATTGTTCAAAATGGCATTAGAGCTGGTGTTTATAAAAAATCAAATGGACAATATGTTATTGGTCCTCAAGATTGTGATGCTTTGAAAATTATTATGCGCAGTGTATTTTTACAACATGCTGCAAATCAACCAGAAAATGTATCAGGACAAATTCAACAACTCAACCAAATTGTTTTAGATTATTGCATTCATCATGTATACACTGAAGCACAAGGATATATGAAATATTTATACGATGTTAGTACATTAGCTGTTCCTATGGCTACACCTGTTGTTGAAACTCAAAAGGATAAGAATAATTATCTAATGCCTAAGTGGTTTTAAATACAAAAATATAACTAGAAAAAATAAATATGTCTGATAAAAATATATAATTATATTTCAAAAGTTTAATTATACATTACTTTATATATTACTTTATACATTGCTTTTCTTCACAATTTTCTTTTTTGGTTGTATTACAATGTCTTTTTCTACTTCTACTTCTACAGGAATCTTTTTAACAGCCTTCTTTACCATCTTTTTTACACCTGTTTTTTTAACAATTTTTGCATCTCCTGTTTGAGCCATTTCTCTTTCTTTTTGATATTCTTGATACTCATTCTCAAGAATCTCTAATTCAGATAGCCACATTTGTTGCAATGTAGTTGCTTTTATTCTCTCTAATTCATCCTGCTTTAAATGATGCTCTGTCAACAATTTTGCAACATTTTCATCTGAAACTGAATCCATCGGCATTCTTACCAAATATTTAAATTCTGCATCATCATCAATAACATCATAATCTTTATCTTGAAGCATTTCGATAATTTCTTGCTTCTTCTTCTTCCTTAAATCAATTGTATCATTTAGTAATTCTTGAATATATTTAGCCTTATTTGATAATATCATTAATTCTTTCTCTAATGCTTCAATCATGAAGTCTTTTCTGTCTTCGTAATATTCCAAACGAATATCATAATAATCATCGATGATTTCTTCAACATTATCATACTTTTTCAACTTGTCTTCAGAATTAAACAAATTCATATTTGTAGTTGAACTGGTGCTATACAACTTAAACAATTTTTCTAAACCATTGCAACCATTGTCTCCTTTGCCAGCTTCTAATTCTGCAAGTTTTCCTTTAGAAAGCGTGATTTCAAATTCAACAGTGGTATCTGTATAATTTTCAAATACATCTTTTACAATTGGGGTAATTTTCTTTCCTTCTTTGTCTTTATCATTCTGCAATTCACTCAATAATTCTTTGAAATCTTCAGTCCAATAACCAATAGGCAATTCAGTAACTTTGATTGTATCTGGTCCAGTTGTCTCATATCTGCCTTTAAACATGAATTTAGATTCACTTATTTTACTAATTTCACCAGTAAATCCCTCATAATAAGGCAAGAATTCGATAGCATCTGATACAATTCCTTGCAATTTATTTTTAAGATATGCAATAATATCCCTAGGATTATAACACATAATTTCAGTGCTAAAACCAGTTCCAATGCCTTTTGAACCATTTACTAAAACCATTGGAATAATTGGCACATAAAATTGTGGTTCTACAGGAGTTCCATCATCATTCAAATATCTTAAAATATTATCATCTTGTTCTGGAAATATGATTCTTGTAATTTTCTCTAATCGAGTAAATATATATCTTGGACTCGATGCATCTTGTCCTCCTTTAATTCTGGAACCAAATTGTCCAGAAGGAAATAACAAATTTATATTATTTGAGCCTATGAAATTCTGTGCCATTCCAACAATTGCCTTATTCAAACTTTCTTCACCATGATGATAACACGAATTCTCTGAAACATATCCTGAAAATTGAGCTACTTTAATTTCAGTAGTTAGACGTTTTTTGAATGCACTATACAAAATCTTTCTCAAACTAATTTTAAGTCCATCCATTAAATTTGGAATACTACGGTCACAATCATATTTTGAGAAATGAATAAGCTCTTTATTAATGAACTCTTCATATGGTATCATTTGTTTTCTAGTATCTGCAAAACTATTTCTATTATATACAGTTTCCAGCCATGTTTTTCTGTCATCTGCTCTTTTCTTATTAAATACCATATCAATCGCATCATCACTGACTTGACCAGTATGTTCGAATCCAACGAATTTCTTTTCTTCGAAATACTCTCGAAATTCAGTCTTAGTAGAAGTGCCTAATCCTTTGTAATATTTAATATTCCATCCTTTTGTTTCATTCTGTGTTTTCCACTCTTCATATTCACCTTCATTATAAAACTTGAGTTCTTGGTTT